CAATTGAACGACATTTTCCCATATGAAGACTGGTTTTACAGTCATCCATGGGACGTCGTGACCGGATCTTTACGCTTCAAAGCGTTAAAGCGCGAAAGCGCGCCTTCTTCTCGATTTAAGTTTGTCCCGAAAACGTACGGGAAACCGAGGGGAATTTGCATAGAGGAGTTGGAAACACAATTTCTACAGCAAGCCGTTAAGAATGCAATGTATGATCGCATTCAGAACCACCCCATTACAAAGGGGTTCGTCAATTTTGACGATCAAAGCATTAATGGCTGTCTAGCCAAAGATGCTTCAGGTTCAGGCCGATATGCCACTTTGGATATGTCATCTGCATCGGATCGCGTATCAAGGACACTTGTGAGATATCTCTTTCACGATTGTCCGGAAATGCGCGAAGCCTTGATGGCCTTATCTACCAGAACTATTAATCTGGTGAAAGGTCTGATAGACTTTCCGACTGAGATGCCGTGCGAGAAATTCGCACCCATGGGCAGCGCTGTGTGTTTCCCTGTTATGGCTTTGGTTCATTTTGTTTTAATCAAAGCCATATTGTCTCTTGCGGACTTACCACGTGATTTAACTCGCGAGGTCTACGTATACGGCGACGATATCATCGTCAGAACCGAATGCGTACAGGCCATCTATGATTACCTACCGCTGTTCGGCATGAAATTTAATGCCGAGAAAAGCTACAGGTCGTCATGGTTTCGTGAGTCATGTGGGGTCCATGCCTACAAAGGCGTGGTTATTACTCCGGCGTACTTTAAGTACGTCCCGGAAATGAATTCACCACGAGACGTTGTGTTGTCACTATTTAGTATAGAATCCCAATTATTTCAAAACGGATTCGAGTGCACAGCGCGATTTCTCAGATCGGCCATGTATAAGGTTAAGTCATTAAGGGGGTATGATATACCCTTCGTGACTCCAAAATCTCCTCTTCTCGGTTGGATCAGAGAAGATGAAGATGCGCCGTCCTGCCGACACATCGGTTTACGACGACGTTACAACGCC